AGAAATATAAGCGTGTTTTGACATACGAGGAAGCTGTTCGTGGTACGTTGGATGATCAATTCATGAAGGCAGTGTGTCGATCAACATCGCCGGGTTATCCATATATGTTGAATAACAAGGGTATGGCTGGAAAAACTCGATGGATGGGCAAGGATGAGAAATTTGATTTCGAATCTGTGTATGCTCAACAATTAAGAGCTGATGTTGATGAATTGATTGAAGATTGTGCTCATGGTATTATTCGAAATGTTTTTTGGGTGGATACCAAGAAAGATGAGCGACGTGAGAATGCTAAGGTTGATGCTTGTAAGACTAGATCATTTGCAGCTGGACCGCAGCACTTCGTTGTTGCTTTTCGCAAATATTTTTTACCTTTTGCAGCTTGGTTGATGCACAATCGAATTGACAACGAAATCGCCGTTGGAACGAATCCATTCTCCAATGATTGGGAGCGCTTAGCTAAGCGTTTGAAATCAAAGGGTCCAAAGGTGATTGCTGGTGATTTTGGCAATTTTGATGGTTCTTTAATGGATCAGATTATGTGGGCGATGTTTTGGGAAGTTTTCCACCCATGGTTTACGTCATTCATAGACCAGAATACGGAAAGTGGTCGACGGGAATTGAATGTTTGTATTGGATTGTGGACTCACATTGTCTATTCGGTACACATTTTTGATGATAACGTTTATATGTGGACTCATTCACAACCATCTGGTAATCCATTTACTGCTATTTTGAATTGTTTATATAACATGATAATTATGCGCGTGAGTTGGATTAAAATCATGAATGAAAGTGCTCCACAGCACAGTTCCATGGCGGAATTTAACAAATACGTGGCCATGATTGCGTACGGTGATGATAATGTTTTGAATATTGCAGATGCTGTAATTGAATTATATAATCAGGAAACCATAACGCTCATGATGTCATGTATTGGTCATGAATACACTGATGAAACCAAATCTGGTCAGTCTGTTAAATACCGTTCTTTGGATGATGTGCAATTTTTGAAGCGTGGGTTTCGCTTTGAGCTTGAACTCATGCGTCATATCGCACCATTGAAAAAGAGCGTCATCTACGAAATGTTGAATTGGACACGATCCAACACTGTCGATCCAGATACCATCCTGATGGACAATATTGACATTGCGTTTCGCGAAATTATTTTGCATGGTGAACAAGCATATAATGAGTTGCGAAGCTCAATTTTACAACATGTCGATGTATTACCAAGTCGACCATCAATATTGACCTTCCGTGAGTACATGCATGATTTCAAAATTTTGAAACATGGTTTGTACGATTACGGAGAACAAAACTAAATTGGTAAAGAAAACAACGTTATAGATGTGATCTTCATTTGTTATGAAATTGAAGTGAGAGAAAAACATATGATTGCTATCTATAGTATGTGGGTGGATTATTTAATCTTACTACCAGGATGCCCATTGGCAGCCCCAAATAAATCCAGGTTCACTTCGTTTCATAGTTGATTGAGTGGTCACTATGATTTTAAAAACACTTGCTACAACTTCAGATAATTTAAATGAACAAAATCAATTAACTACGATGCAGGAGGAAGTAACGCGTTTTGTTGATGAGGGAGTTATTCCATCATCTGATGCCGTTCCAACTATTGTTGATATTTCAACTGATTTCAAAGACATGTCTCTTCGCGAAACTCGTGATCATGACATTAAAGCGTTTTTGAAACGACCGATTTTGATACATAGTGATGAATGGACATCAACGACTACCTCAGGTACCCAAATATACACGGCCAATTTTCCAGAGACATTAATTCAAAATCCAATGTATCAGGAAAAGTTGAAGGGTTTTGTTGGTCTTCGAGCCACTTTAGTGGTACGAGTTCAAGTCAACACACAACCATTTCAACAGGGTCGATTAATGTTGCAGTATATACCATATGCACAATATTTGGGTGATGCTCGTGTCAACATGATAAACAATTCATTGCAGGGACGTTCTGGATGTCCCCGGACTGACTTGGATGTCAGTGTTGGTACTGAAATAACAATGCGTATTCCGTATGTATCTCCACATTTGTATTACAATTTAATAACCGGACAGGGTTCTTTTGGTTCAATATATTTAATAGTTTATAGTCAACTTCGTGATGAAGTAACTGGCACTGGTAATGTTGAATATTCCATTTGGGCTCATCTTGAAGATGTTGAGGTAGAATTTCCAACTGGTGCTTCCATTTTTACTGGAAATGCGCCAAACATATTTAAAACTACCCAGCGTATTCTTCGTGATCCAACTACACCACTTACTGATCTCGATTTACAACCACCTGAACGAGTTTATGCCCAGATTTTTAGCGAATTGATGGACATGAAGGAGTCAGGAATGATCTCTAGGGGCTTTGGAACTTTATCCGATGGTTTGAATATACTGTCGGATTTGCCTGTTGTCGGAAAATTTTTACAAGCTCCGTCTTGGATCTCTTCTAAAATTTCTAATATTGCACAGTTGTTTGGCTTCTCCAAACCAACTTCACAGGCAGTACCTTGTGATACAAAATTGCGTGGTCAAACGCGTATGGCAAATTATAATGGTGTAGATATGTCTCATAAAATGGCTCTATCTGCTAATAATGAGCTTGAAACACG